ATCAAACCTTTGAAACAGGAACATTAATTAGACCTGTAATGGATAAAAGTTGGCTAAAAGGTAATGCAGATAATAATTTTAATTATTCAGGATTTGATGCTGATGGTGTTTTAAAATATGAAAGCGTGGCAGTTTTAAGTTCCGGATTTAGTGCGGGAGGAACAAGTTTAGCACTAACTATGAATGGTTCAAGGAATCATGCAACTACTTTCTTTGCGGGTCAAAAAATATTTATTAGAAGTGGTTTTGATTTTACCCAAATAGGAACAGTATCAAGCGTCGGCAATCCATTAACTATCACGGCCTATAATGCTGATATTGCTAATGGAAGCGAGATATATATTGAGCCATTTAAAGAACCTAAGTATGTTAAAAATATGCATCATGTTGCCGTTGTATTTAATGCATTTAGTAATTCAGTGACTATTTTTTACAATGCTAATTTAGCCCATTCATCTTCTCATAATACAAGTGGAACTTTTGAGTTTAGTAAGACAGATTGTTTGATTGGTAGGAATACTATTGATGGAACAGTTTCAGCAACAACCTCTTATCAGTATATGGGCGAAATTCATGAAATGTCATTAGAAAAAGGAACAAAAAAGAAAATATCTTATAGTAATTCTTTATTTCCGTTTTACGATAATACTTTGATGTATCTAAGATTTGAAGAGGTTGATGAATAATGGCAATAAGTATTGGCGGTGTTTCCTCTTCCTATAACACAACTCCGAATAATTTTTATGATGTTCCTACTAACCCTCGTATTTATACTGCGGCATATAATTTTTCAGCCGAAGATAAATTATTTACAATAATATATGAAGATGGAAGCATATCTAATGATACAATGGAAAGACCTATTTCTTCCGGTAATATACATACTGAATATTCTAATTTACATAATACCGATGGTTTTTCAATTAGATGTTTTGATAGCCATACAAATACAGGATTAGATTTATCAAGTATTAATTTAGCAAATAATGAATACTATGTATTAATAAATTCAGATAATATGCATTTGTATCACTTTGCTAAAATAACTAAAGTGGTAAGTGCTGATGCTCAAGGAGATAAATTTGAATTTAGCCCAAGATTAGGTAATGAAGTAGCAAAAGATGTTAAGTTTAAAGTTTTTAAAGGCCCATCTAATACTGATAAAATAGTTGCTATTTCAGCAGGAATAGACCAACAAATAGGAGATACAATCAACAATGTAGTATCTATGTTTAACATAGCAAGACCCTTCTTTTATTTTTATAACGATAAGTTAGATAAAAAGAATGAATTAAATCATAATACTAAATATATGTTAAGAATGGGCGACACAAATAGTAATGTAAATTCAATAACAATAAATACTCATAATTTTGCCTTTACTACTGTTGCCGACCATAGATATAAAATAATAGATTACAGCAAATTTACTTATAATATTAAATTAGAAGATAAGTTGAAATTATTAGACGACCCTGATGCGGGAACAAGTAATGAAAGTAGCCTTCTTAATTCAACTTATACTACAACAACTGATTATAATAATTGTTTTATTAATGCAAGAAGAGATGTTAATGACGACCCTTCTTCTTTAGATTTAACCGGCCCAAAAAGATATGTTTATTATAATTTTTCACCCGAAGATAATAATAGAATACCAATTGTTTATGAGTGTAATATTGCAGATTCATTTGACGCTAAGGCCGGTTATGCTTCTCTTAAATTAGTTGATAGCACTAAAAATTTATCAAATAAAATTTTTAATAATGATAGGCTCATGGTTAATCAAAAATTAAGCGAAGAAGACTTGAATGATTGGGTTGAAGTTGGAACTATTAATACTTTAGTAAATGCAGGAACACGGACTTATTCTTTAGAAGGCACAGTTGAAAGACCTAATTTATATTTTAGTGCTACCAATGAAATAAAGATAGGCGATAGAATTTGTATTGTTAGTGGTATTGCATCAACGCATGATGTTTCTTTAGAAACTCATAGTCGTTTAGAAACAGAATCAGTTTTTACAAGTGCTACTTCTTTAACTTCTTTTTCAAATGGAACAAAAGTGTATAGAAAGAGATTAAATCCTGTTGATAATACCTTTATGACGGCAACAAATATATCAGGAAATAAATTAGAAAAACTAAATGCAGTAATTATTTCTAATCAATACAAAAACTTTTATTGTCATATGGGCAGTTTTATATCAAATGCTGATGAAGATTACGGTCTATTAACTTTAACTTTTGAAAATAACCTAATGGATAATGAAACGGCTTTACGATATGTCTTTGGTGAAGTTTTGTTAAATCATCAAATATTCTTCGGGAAGGTTGAGTCTATAACTAAAATTTTAGAAAACCAACAAAGTATTTTTGAAGTGCAAGGAAGAAATACATTGTCTAAATTAGTTGATATTATTATTAACAAAGATACTTTATTTAGTGCTGATTTTATTACAACCGGATTTAGCCCATATAATGATTATTCATTAGTTGGAATGGCTACATGGGGAAATCAAGGTGCAACAAATATTACTTTTACAAGCGGGGTCACTTTATCCGAAGGCGACCATTTATGGTCGGATAAGGGATATTTAGGGCAAGTATTGGCAAGCGGTTCTAATGCAACGGCTTATAATTTTGTAAATACTCCATCAAGTGAAAATGGGCCACTTAATAGCGAAAAAGAAGTTTATAAAGAAACGAATAAACATTATATTTTTGGTAAAGCGATGGCTGCTAATCCTTATACTAATTCAGTCACAAGTTTATCAGGAGCAAGTGATAAAGGTTTATTTTTTAATGATGGTGTTAAACTCAGCGGAACAAGGATAAACAACTTAACCGAATCAACTCCATTAGTCGGGTCTGCCGTAGATACTAACATAAAGGCACAAGGTTTTAACATTAGTAAGGCTGAAAACCTGCTAAATGATTTACCATTTCAAGCGACCATTGATGGATTTACTGATGAAGTAATTAATACTTTGATTGATTTTACAGTTATTGAAGTTAGCAAAGATAAAACATTAACAACTGTGAAACTTGCTCCCTACATGCCTCTAACTTTAGGAAGAGAGACGATTAATCATTTAAATTTTGAACCGCCCTCTATGACATTTATAGGGTATTTTGGGAGTTATGTTGAAACGGATGCAACCAATGGAAATAGACATATTTTACTAACTACTGATGGAACATATGGTTTCGCAAGCAATATGAAATACTTACAAAATTTACCCATAGGCGAAGCATTGTTTTCTAATAATCAATTTATTGGAAGATATACAGGGTATCAAGTAAAACAGGTTTCCGCAACTAATAATGTAGGAAATGTAGCGGATTCTATTCGTATTTTTGTTGATAGACCCGTAAGTTTAACAGGGGGAGATGCAATAGAAGTATCTCTCAATAACGAAAATAAAAATATACCATTACATTTAGTCAATGGAGCGCACTTGCACTTAAATAAAATGATAGGCATGATAGGGCAAAGGGCAAATTCAAGTTCTGTTAAAAAATATAATTTTGAATTAGATTATGTTCTTAACAGCGAAACTATTAGCAACACGACCTATACAACACCAAAAGATAACATAACAAAATACCATGATAGATTTCATAGAATATTTAATTTAGAAAAAGGCCAAATAGGAGATAAAAAATACAATCTTGTTAATGTTCTTGAAGATACTATCGGGGGCAACACCACTCCATTAAAAGGAACAAATAAACCATTTTACGGTTTTTCTTCAATTTTTAGTTATTATGCAGATACATATAGTTCTAATAGAGGCTTTCTTCTAAATGTAAAGGAAACTAATTCACAGCCAAGCGTTGTATGGAATAGGCAACTACCAATAGGGCAAAGGGGGGTTAGACCCATAACTTATTCTAATTTTGTTGATAAAAAGGTTGTTCCTCCAACATCTAAAAGTTTGATAGGAACAATAAAACAAACCTGCACAACTACTAATGGAAATCCTGATGTAGATGTTGAAGATTCAACAGATTTAGTTGTTGGAATGACTGTTGGTGGAGTTGGTGTTCCGAGTGGAACAACTATTCAATCTAAAAATGGTAATAATACAACAGAAATAACTTTGAGTGCCAACGCTACGGGTAGTGCTACTATACCTTTAGTTTTTATTCCGGAAATAAAAATCACTATTAAAGACCCGACTTATCAAGTTCTTTTACCAAATACCCCTAATAATATATATGCACACAAACCAAAAGCAGGTTCGGGAATTGAAAGTGTATTTAATCCTCTTTTAGTAAGAGATAAATTATACCAAATTGATAATAAAGCAGCAAGGTTATTTTTATATGGTAATAGAGATATAGAATTTTACACTTCAAGAAGAACAGATAGTTTATTAAATAGTGCTACAAGAACATTAAGCCTTTATGGATTATTTTCTATTGATTCTCCAATTCAGTCTTCCCATTCAGTAAATAAAAACGACACTTATGGAAATACTGTTTCAAGTATTCATACTGACACAAGTTATAAACATTCTAATATTATTAACAGTAATAAAACTTTATCTAATCTTAAAAGGTTTTCATTAATGAGATTAACTGAATGTGTTTATGATTCATTTTTTAATCCTATAAATCCTGAATTTGATGTTTCGGAAGATTCTTCGGTTGAAGCATCACCTATTAATTCCATAAAAGTGCATGAAACACCCGAAACTTTAACTGCATTACCCGCTATTGGTAGTAATGATATTATTTTATCCTCACCACCAGCAGTAGGGTTTGGCGTTAATGATTTTATTTATGACCGTTTAACTAACAAAATTGTAGGAAGAGTCACCGCAGTAAATGGGGCAACAATAACTTGTGGAGATGGTTTATTTTATACACGGGCGAACAATCAATCGAGTGGCACATATACTGCAAATCAACATTATACTTCAACCAGCGAATATTTATCAGGATTTGCTTATGTTGCCGGAGATAATTTATCGTTTATTAAAAATGCAGATGTTGAAAGCCCGATAAATATTGGTGGAAGGGAAGTTGGTTCAATACTGTATGAATATCCTATGGGTGCTAATAATTTTACAGATTTTAGATTTAAGGCAACTAATATTCATTTATTATATGGAACAATAATGACTCAAGATGATAGATTTACAGGAAATAATGACCCTCTTGGACAAAATAATGCAGATAATCGCATAACTCCTTCAACTTGGAGTGATTATTATATTGAACAATCATCACCTGCGGCAGATTTTCCAACAGGTATGAGAACTATAAGAAAAACCACTATTTATGATAACCAAAGCATATTGCTTCCTTATGCATTTTTTGGAGTAAATAATAACCACCCAACTAATGCTTCGGGAAGTCCTGCTCCTACAAATGCTGCCGCTTCCGACCCCGAAGGTTTTTGGAGAGTTGAAACAGTTGATGCTTCTTCTAATAATACTATTGAACATTGGAATTATTATGGAGATTATTTGTATAATCAACAAGGCGGAGTAGTAACTCGTTTATATAGAGACATAAATGATTTTGACATAGTTTGGTTTTTAGATAGATTAGAATTTAATCAAGGAGTAAAAACAGATGATAGGTTAGTGTCGTCAATAAAAGTTGTTAATCTTAAACCCATAGGAACAGGAAGTGAACAGGCCGATATTAATTCACACATGGTAAGCCCATTTTGCTCATATGCTTCATTAGGTTATGTGTTTAGACACGGTAATGTTGCTATTAATACAGGGCGCAGTATTGTTTATCCTATACTTGGAACTACTACGGATGCTGGATTTGGAATACCAACAGAATCAGCAGATAAGGAAGCAACTACTATAAGTGGATATATGGGCATTAAATTACATTTAGATATGACGAATGCATCTCTCGCATCAGCCACAGGAGCAAATAATAATTTTAATAATGAAATTTTTATGACAGAAGAAAATACTTTCTTAAAATATGTTGATTTAACAGGTTGTTATCTTGTTCCCGTAGGAAAAGGAAAAAAATACATACGAGGTGATGTTTCCTCATCTTCATCATTTTCTTCCGACCATGAATTAATGCACGACGATAATGAACTAATATATGTGGTTGCTCACGAAAATGATATAAGTTCACAAAACGCAATTGCCGTATCAAGTGGTTTAGTTTATGGTAATCGTTGCCGTATTATAACAGATAAAGTATTAGCAAATAGGAAATATAAAATTTTACAACCTAATCCTGTTTGTTTTTGGGATAAAACACCAAAAGAAATTAAATTAAACACATTATCTTCTGCCTACACAAAAAATATGGATAATGAAAATATGATTTCTAACCCTCCTTCATGGAGCAATTATCTAAATCCCGAAGGAGACGGAAATTCCTCTAAAGAGGGCGTTCAATCAATGTATGTAATAGCCGATTTAGATAATTTAGGAGGACAACATGATTTGGTAGTAAGAACAACTTCTGCATTAACCACTATTTTAAATAATTTAGAAGGTGAATTTTGTTTATCTGATGGAGACGATTCTTTAGTTTGTAATTTAAGAGGGATAGACCAAAGCGATACTTTAGGATATTATTTAGAATTAGCGGAAATAAAAAAATTAAATGGAATTATTTCTGTTTCCGAAACATTTGAATTATCAGTTAATGGCGACATAGATGAAAAAGCAACAAGAGCAGTAATAGGCACAACTGTTGATATATGCAAAGAAATAGAAGAAACAGTTGAAGAACTATTGATAGAAAATGATATTGATTTTGATTTAACAAAGGAAGATTATAAGTTATTCGCTTCGCCTGATTTTCAAGGAACTAATTTATTTAACTTACTTAATTATTTATTAAAATTAAAAGATAAAAAAATGGTTAATATAGCAGGTAAAATTAAAATAATAAACTATGATGATTCCGATTATCAGGCTAAATACTCTTTTGATGATAATGATATAGTAGAAATCCAATTAACTAAATCTAATTTTAATTATTTTAATGAAGTAATAGTTTATGGAAGCAAGCATAAGGCTATTAGAAAAGACTTTAGAGAAATAAAGAAAAATGGAAAAAAGACATTAGAAATTTTTGAAGATAAATTAGGAACTAAAGAAGATGTAGAGAGAGAAGCACAAGAAAAATTGATTATGCATACTCAACTACAAGACCTAATTGAATGTAAAATACCTGTCTCTAAAGTAAAATGCTTAGATATAGGGGAAACCGTTATCATAGAATCTAAAGTAGCAGATATAAAACCAAGACCTTTCTTGTTATTAGAAAAAATACAAAGTTTTGACGGGTTAGTTCAATTAAAATTAGGTAAATACATTAAAGGAATAGAAGATACCATCGCTGATTTACTTCTTGATACAAAACAAACTAAGTCTTACATAAGAAATAAAAATTTCAATGTTAATGAAAACGCTTTTGATTTCTTTGACAGTATGAAAATAAAGGAAATGCACTTGTTGATTAGAAAAAGGGAAACAGTAGGAAGCACTTTAGGAATGCAGACACCGTTAAATACAAACACAAGCCAACTTGGTTTTAATGGCGGAAGCACTACTTACACTACTTTAAAGGAGGAAGATTTATGATAACAGATAAACTAAAAGAAATATTAGCAACACGGATAAAAGACATTGTTGATGGAGGCAAGTTAGGATTGGGTGGAAATACTACAAGCCCCGTAGCACTTGACTTAGATGTGCCAATTACAGGAACGCCGACAATTAGTGTTGAAAAATCAAATGCTAATGTGGTTCAAATAATGGTTGAGGAAGTCGGGTCTAATATAACAGGGAAACTGATAAGAGAGATGGCTTTTTTTGATGGAACAGATATGCTTGGCAGGGTCAATTTTGAAGCAGTTGGGCCATTTAGCGGAACAGAAAGAATACAGATTTTTTTAACAGTAGAGGTTGAGTAATATGTCCACATCTATAAATAACCCAAAATTTTTATCTACAAACGATTCACCGGAAGCGAATGCCTTTACCCCAACTAATCAATTAGTTGATGATGCAGATTTTCCACATTCCGGTTTATTTAAGGTATTAAATTTAGCAATAGCGGGTAATTATGCTACTGCGGGGTTTAATGCAACGGCTGTCACAAATACAAGTATAACGATAGCCGAAGGAACAGTATTTAGGCAAGGAAAATTAATTACTGTAAATAGTGGCAGCACCCAAACAATAGCAAATGTTCCTGCAACTGCTAATACATACCATTTACTTGTTAATGCGACAGGAACAACTACTTTAACCTTAAGAAGCGCAAACACTACTAATTCAATACCTAATTTTACCGCAGGAGATGTTGTAATAGCAGTATTAAAAGGCGGAACAACACCAATGCAAATACAGTATTTGACATTTAATCAAGAATCAAACACATTAAGTTTAGGAAGAAGCAATAGCGGGGCTTATGTAGAAGGTTTAGAAATAGTAGCGAATGGGGCAGTTAATGGTGATTACGATATTAACTTAAAAGAAAGTAATGGTGATTTAGCAATAAATACACAAGCCGGAACACAAGCATTAAGAATTGATGGACAATATGCAAATGTAAGAATAGGCGAAGGAGGAACTTCTGTTGGAAATGAGTTAGAAATAGCGGGAACTGCTTCTGCTGTCACTAATAGTCCTACTTTAGAATTAGAAAATAATAATTCTACTTCAACCTCATCAAGACTACAATTCACAAGAAATTCAGCAGGTTTGACCGATGGTGCTACTATTGGTGATATTGTTTTTATAGCAAAAGATAGTTCAAGCGGTTCTTATGAATATACAAGAATAGAAGCCCAAATTGATGATGAATCAGCAGGAACAGGTGATGGAAGATTAATATTTTTTGCACAAAAAGCAGGAAGTGAAGTGGAATTTATTAGATTTGACGGTAATAATGGAATTATATTTAATGAGGGTAGTGCAGTTATTAATTTTAGAGTTGAAAGTAATGGTGATACAAATATGTTATTTGTTGATGCAACTAATGATAGAGTCGGAATCGGAACTGGAACTCCTACTGAAGCATTAGATGTGGAAGGAACAATTGCTGCCACAGGACAAGGCGGAGCAATAAAGGCATCAACAACTATTCATAGCCCACGATTAGAAGTTGTCACTTCAAATAATGCTTCTTTAACTTTAACTGCGGCTACTCATGCAGGAAGATATTTGATGTATTCTGCTTCAAATGGAACAATTACATTACCTGCTACATCAACTTCGGGAGAACATTATACTATTCTTAATTTAACAGGTGGTAATATTACAGTTGCTCATGGAGGAAATAATATTAATGGAGCAGGTGCTAATATTACTGTTGCTACTTATAATGGAGTGACTTGTATTTCCGAAGCAAGCAATAATTGGGTTGCATTAGGAGTTTGATTACTATGTATAATGCTATTGCGGGTTCTTGTGCTGAAATAGAGGCTAATGCTGGGGGTGGTGGTGCGCCGGTTGCTTCTGTTAGTCCGGCTACAACTTCTTCCGGTAATTACGACAATGCAATTAAATTAGGATTATGGAACGACCAATTAAATGATTATAGTTTTTCTAATGGAATAAAAAACGGGTCAGCATCCTCCTTTGGAACTGCAAGTAATCCAACAAGAACAACTCAACTAATATCAGTTTCAGCCGCCGATTATTTCAGTTCATGGCAATCGGGCGGAACAAGTGCAAGTTATATAATCATTGGGGGATATATTAGAGAAAATAATTATACTTCTGCAAATAAACATGACTGGAAGGTTCATTCTTCGTCAGCAATAGTTAGTCAATCATTTACAAACGGTTGTAGTCTTCAATTGTTTCCAGCCGATGATACAAATAGAACTAATCAAGATAATACCGCCATGAATACAAGTGGGGATTTAGGGATATATGCTAATTTTACTTATGTTAATGGTAGTGCTTATCAAATGGTTGTTATTGCACACGCAAGCGGTAGAGGGCAATCCACATTACCCGCACAGGGAGATTCTTTTACTATTAGAATAAGTGTTGAAGACCATGACGCAAATAATGCATTTACAGCGACACATGATATTACAGTAGCATTTACATGAGGAATAATTATGACAAGAATACAAGTTAATATCCCTACCGGAGTTTCCGGTGATTTTGAAGTAGCGCATTATACAAATCAAACGACAGACAGACAATGGCAAATGTATCTTAATATGAAAAATGAAAGTCATTCTAACTATTGTGTCTTAATAAAAGATGGTTGCCCTATGCCAATTATGCAAGACTCCGAAGGAGAATATAGAGAACACCAATGGTTATGGGATAATGCCGTAGGAGATGTATTTATTGGTGGATTAGGAATAGGGATGGTAAATGAATTTTTAATTAACGCTCCTAACATTAATTCGGTGACAATTATAGAAAACTCTCAGCATGTAATTGATTTAGTTTGGCCTTATTGTGCAAAAGATAGTAGATTTACTTTAATTAAAGCAGACATAGAAACATGGACTCCCCCTGCTAATTCACAATGGGATATTATGTGGTTTGATACATGGTGTAGTGATAATATATTGTCTTGTAATGGCTATATAAACGCTATGACTAATAAATATTCTCAATACTGTAATAAAATTGGCTTTTGGGGAAGTTTGCCTAACCCCCTCCTATCCTAATAAAGCAAATCCTCTCATTTAGTCGAACAAAATTCAAAATAAGCGAATAAAAAATTCTACTTTTTAAAAAACCAAAAAAAAATGAAGGAGGCCGAAGCCCCCCTCATTTAGTTTTATCCGACCATATTCCATTACAAGCCCTGCATTCCCACAATTTTACTTGTTCGGGCGAACCTACATAAAAGCCTAATAGCCTTCTCGCTACCGTTTTTTCGCCACAGTAGCGGCATTCTTGTTTTAAACTCATACAATCACTTGTTTTTGTTATCTTCGCTCATCAAACGCTTCATATATTCTTCAACGCTTTCATCGGTGATATTAGTTCCACCGAAAGCGGCAAAGAAAAGAAGCATAAGAATTACGACGAAAACAAACAAGCCAAACCATTCCCAGCCAGTCATCACCAATCAACCTCCAATTCTTTATGTTCTCCCTTTTCCATAGAAAAGGCTTTTACTATTCCATTATCTTGTCCATATTTCCAAAGGTCATAAACTAATTGAGTATCTTTCATACAATACTCAACTACTTCATCATATTGACCCATCTTCCATAATTTAGGAGCATCTGCACTATCCATTAATTTAAAATCATTCATAGTGCATTTAACTAAATTTTTGAGTGGAAATCTTTCCTTATGTTCTTTCATTAAGATACGGCTTGTGTCTATAAATTGGTCTTCTTTTAAATATTTATTAATACAATAAATGTCCATAGAATCCCTTAATATAGGCAAATCAAAAGCCTTAATGTTATGCCCCAAAAGAAGTCCTCCTTTTTGAAAATGATTATCTAAATCGTATTTTAATTCGGATAATGATTTAATAATGTGACCGGACTTAGCAAAACTATCCATTTTTTCATCAACATAAACTGTTCCGGTTTTACCATCCCAAGTAGCAACAGTAGATACTTGAAACATATGAGTATTACCAAAACCGCCTATGTCATAAGACATATTTTTAGTTTCTAAATCAATAGCCAATACTGACAATCTACTCACCGTTAGACCAAAGTTTGCTAATTTTTGCTGCTTCTTTATCTACCTTTGGTGCTTCATCAATATCTGTTCTTCGCTTTAAAAAGCAAACAATCTGTGAACCAGCAACAATTAGTTGAGAACAACATTCCCAACCATCATCTCCATAAGTATTTAATGTGTCAATTATTACTTTTGGCCCTTTCGCTACTTCAAAAACTAAATATGTATTTTCCCATTTCATTCATCATCACCTTTTATTATTTTAATATATGTTGTTCGACCTTCTTTCTTTTCTTCAAACTTGTGTCTAATAACTTCATAATACCTGTAAATCTGCGCTCTTGACTTTTTGGCTTTGGTCTTGACTTCGGTTAGAAGGTTGGTCTTATTCACAAACCCTGCATCATCTTTATTTAACTTATCGTAGATTTCGACAAAAATTGGCTCTAAATTGTTTTCTGCGATGCTTCGCTTCTTCTGTCTCATGGTTCTTTCAAGCCAATCAACTAATGTCATGTAGCATTGTTTGATAATAGTTGCGGCTTGACGCACATTATGTCCTGTCACTTTAAATCTATCTTCTTCATTGTTAATAGATGGTGCGGAAGCAACGCTACAAAGAACAGACATTTTATACAATATTTTCATTAAACGAGTAGTAAAGTTTCCTGCAATAACCGCAACATCTTCTCTTGCATGTTGCATGATTTTTCTTAATGTTTCATATTCTAATGTTAAAACTTGGTTAAAGTCCGGAGTAAATGTCATTGTTTCAAGGGAGTTCTTATTCGCATCTTCCCATCTTTTCTTAGTCATGTTGTAAATAGTCATTAAAGCCTCAACATATCTATCAATTGGTGCATTTACTTCTTCTATTGTTCCTGCTTTTGCTATTTGCTCAAGTCTCATTTTGTGTTGGATAAATTCGGGAACTTCCCAACAATAAACAAGCATTCTTTGTAATACTCCCTTTTCAGCCATTACTTGATTAAGATTACTTGGAGGGTAAGTCATAGCAATTACTGAACGCTCACAAAAACATTCCATAACCATACCACCAAAAGAAGTTAATGCTTTTGATATTATCCAAGAATTACCCGATAATGAGTTCATTAAAGTGTTTAGATAAACAATTGAATTTTCTTTATGTTGAGTTTGTTTAAAGATACCGGAGTATTCAAATTCATCCCAATGGGCTAAACCATTTCCTTCTAAAACGCCCGGATTTCTTTCATATACATTTTCTCCATCATCATCTTGTTCTTTAGTAAAACCACCAATTAGAACAGAATCGGTATAATCAGTAATACCAAAAGTATCAAAGATTCTATTCATAGGTATATTGTTTTCATTTAAATATGGCGGGTGTGCGTTTTGTGCATTTATTCTCTTAAATACTCTATTAGCAACAGGGCCAACAAAATTCCATAGTGTTGATTTACCAGTTCCGCTTGTTTGAATCCAACAAAAGTGTATTCTTGTATCTTCATGGTTTCTTCCGTTAGGAATAGTAATAAAATCTTTACAAATCTGTCCTAAGATAGTAAAGAAACTTATTGCGGCAGGTATCTCATTATAGTGTGATACTTCAATTGCTGATTTTTGAAAGTCTCTAACGACTCTCGGTAGGGCTTCACTGAAAACACCTGCATTAGTTTCAAGCATTTCCATATATTCTTCTTCATTATATTCTTCATTCATATTTTCACCTTCTCTTCCGAGTTTAATGTGGAGATTATTCTTTTGGCTAAGGTTTCCCCAATACCTTCAATTGCTTGCAGTTCAAAAACTGAACATTCACCAATTTCCATAATAGAGCCGAATTGCTTTATTAGTTCTTTTGCCTTTTTTACTGATATTCCTTTAATACTTGTTAATAAATCTAATCTTAAATCATCTGTTGTTAATCTTTTAAATACTTGTGGTGCTATTGTTTCTCTTGTTCTTGGTTTCATTTTACTTACTGCTGTTATTATTGATGCCGCTTCTTCTTCTGTTTTTACCCAAAAGGGTTTTATGTCCGTGTCTAATACTATTCTCCCTAATGCTCCAAGAAACTTATTGTTTAACATCACGCTTCTTGCGGCTACGGGCAATTTACTGCTGGAATGTTCAATTATATTTAGTATGGCCTCACTAAGCGAGCCATAGATGATTACTACATTGGTTTGGTAATGTCTATCCATGTTATCAAGTTGAGTCCAAAGCCTTTTTGACATTACAGACCCGATGAAATCAATAGTGGATTTTGCTTCAAAGCAAACATCATCATAAACATAGTCGCCTATCTCAATCCATTTTTTCTCATGTGGAATGAATAGGGCTTTTGCCTTTTTCATTACTAAGTCGGCTAACTTGGACTTTTCTCTTGAATCAATTATTAGCATTTGAATACCTCCAACATTTCCCAACACAAAACCCATCACTAATCAGTTTATCACAATGAGGGGTGTTGTAATTATTATATACAGTAAATTTAGAATGTTTGATAGTTTCACTTTTATCCCAATCCAACCATACTGAATCGGATTCAGCAAATACTCTTTCTAATTCTTCAACTACTAATTTATGCACTTGCGTTTTATCTGCTTGATTTACTAAATCAGTATAGCCCGATAATAAATCTCGATACCAAGATACCAAATATGCTCTTGCTAAATGCGTAGGATTTTCTACCATAACGGCATTATGCAAACAAGGCAACATAGGCAAATTACCAACTGTTGAAGGCACAGAAACCGAGCCTTCCATAGCCTCAATAGGGGGTGCTTCGGGGAAAACTACCTCTTTTTTCCCGCTTTTTTTGAACGGTAAAAGGCGTGGCTCAAGAGCCATTGTTAGTATTTCTTCAATATCTAATCGTAAGTCATCAATTGTTAAAGGTATGCAATACCGAGCATTTCCTTTACCATCGGAAGAGGACATATTAACAGTATTGGGAACTCTTCTCAATCTTGTTTTCTGTCCAACTCTTTCATCTAATGAATTTTTCTTACCGACTTTTAAATCTAACAATTGTTTTATTTCTCTAAATAATGTTTGAACATTTCTCATGTTTTTTGTTGTCTTACCAAATAAGAATAAATGAAATCCACGACCTGAAAAAAATAAAGTATGTAAATAACTATTTTCAATAACCATTTCCATTACAACCTTAACATCTCTCCAAGCCATATCTAAATTATCTTCATGAGCATCAAAATCTAAAAAGATTCTATCAATAATTACACTATCCTCAACAGGCATAGTTTCTGTAAAATGTTCAAAATCATAAACGGTAGTATATACATTAGTTCGGTTGTTATGAGATTTAACAAACTCAAAGTATTCATTCTTTGTTGTCATCTTTTTTCTTTTCATTTGCGGAGCGTTTTTTACTTGACTCCCCGCCCAAACCATTCTCGGAAACTTCATTGTTATTACCTCCAAAATTAACTGTTGCAGTATTAAGCATCTGTTTAATTACTTCCGCTACATCTGCTTGTATTTGTATTAATCCAATATCTCTAAACATATCTTCGTAGGTTCTTCCTACCATATTTTCATTTATTCTAATATCTCTAATCAATTCAAATCTTTCTTGAAGAGACAATTCTATGTAAATATCATTGGCTAAAGAACCAATAGAAGTTGCTAAATCGCTAACTTCAACAAAAGACCATTGTTTAGATAAAACTTTTTTCTTAATTAGTTCTTTCATTCTTCCCTCTCCTTTAATTGTTCATATGCTTGTAGTCTGCTTTGTTTTAGTGAATTACCCATTTGTATAACTCCTGCTACTAAAGCACAAACCCATTCATGACTATCTTTAGGCACAACCCCTCTAAGTAATATTCTACTTGCAGTAACATAATCATTACAGTCTCTACATACTCTATCTTCAAAATTCTCAAGAAGAGGTTGAGGATTATTGCTTTCAAATTCCATCATTTTTTCATTACATAATTTACATTCTATTACATTAGTATTCATTTTATCAACCCCATGTGTCTTCTTGAGCCGCAGGACAAATACCAAAATAAGAGCATGAAGCACACATCTTGTAAAAGAAAGTTGGTGTAAATTCTTTTATTTCATATGCTTTTATAAGTTTAGCAATATTTAGTTTAACAGAAGTCATAGACCTTTTCTTTACTTCTTCAACTGTAATATGATTAGCCGCAGGATAATACCAACCCCAATGAGTGACCTTCATATCTTTGTTTAAACCATGTTTAGCCAAAACTTCTTCACTACAATTCTCTATCATTAATTGATAAAACGCCATTTCTTGACGCATAGAAGTTGTTTTGTAATCTTTCCAACCTCCTGTTTTATATTCAAAAGGAATTAAATTACCATTTTCTATAAATATTCTATCAATAATACCTTGAAGTCTAACCGTATATGGTCTGTTAAGAGTAAATTCTTGATAATTATTCCATGCTCCGCCTTTATATGGGCCAATTGGAATAACTATTTCTGTATCAAATAACCCTTCATTAACAATAGGAAGAAACTCATGTAGTTTATCTTCAGATTTTGCTTCAATAAATCGTTGTGCTTCAAATGCCGCTACATTTAATGTAATGTCAAAATAATCATCAACGGGCATTAAACTTGTGCAATATTCTAAGACTTCACTATTATTCATATTCTCGGCTTTTTTAATATCAAAATCATTAAAGAAATCTTCACGATGATTATGTAATACCGTTCCTTTACGCATGGCTTCGGTTTGGTCTTGTGGCCTTCTCTCAATATAATTAAATTGATACTTTTTAGGACACCAATTAAATGAACCTAAAGAAGATTTACTAATCTTCAATATTGGTTTAGATGGGTCATCAAAATTTTCCCATTCCCATTTATATGTAAAATCCTGCATGCTTGCTATTCTTGCTTTATATTTTTCATCTGTATTCATATTATCACCTATTCATTTGTAATTGTTTAACTTCATCAACAAATGCTCTTAATTCAGCGCACATATGGTCGTATAAAAAAACTAAATACTCTTCAAAAGTATAACCTCTAAACTGTTCATAATCGTCTTTTTCGGATTTATAATCTAAATATAAACCGTCTCTTACCTCTTCTAATCTTTCTCTTTCTAATAATATTTCATCTTCTCTCAAAACCATTCCTCCAAACTTCTTTGTATTGTTCCCGTTCTTATTGATGTTAAATCCCATGCCATCGCACTAAAAATAGGCTCGGCCTTCTTCACTACTTGTTCGGCGTAGTGCTTGAGGTCGGGATTACAACCCTCAAATTCCTTTGCAGTTGTGCATGATATATACTCAACTACTTTTCTTTCCTTTGTTAAAGGGTGAATATAATACTCGCTATTGTTTAATACTTTCATAAAGATATATGAATCATCAAATTCAGTATCTTTACTCCAAGCATAAATAACTCCTGCGATACCCGAACCTATTGTCGGTTTTTTACCTTCAAGAGTTGTGAATTTCTTTGTATGTGTAGCGCATTTACTACATACAGAATGCTCTAATTCTAAACATTCTTTTAGATGATATTTAGCATTACAATCCGGACATTTAACCATGAGCCTATTAGTTCTTAATCTACTTCTTTTAATAAGAGGCGTTAGTCCTAACTTTCCATCTAAAACATCGGCATACTTAGAGTAAAGAAATTGCACTATTTCTGCTTGTGACTTTTGATTTACCCACATTTTTAATACATCTGTTTGAACTTCTTTAGCCAACTTAGTTTCACTAACTCTTTTGGCAGTAAATCCGGTCATGCTGAATTTAGGCTCATCAAGCCATTCTCCATCTTCCCAAGACACCAAACCCGCATTTCTATTTCTAACAGTTCCGACACCTAATGCTGAAAAATACTTTTCAAACTCCAATACTACGGGGTGTTCATCTAACCCCATAACATTTGGAAAGTGTTCTCTTACGCTTTCTTCTATTTCTTTGATAGCCGTCTGCGCTTTTTCAACAGAATCTATTTGAACATAAATAGAATCAGTATGTCCATAAACTACTTTCATTATTTCATTCCCACCCTTGTTGGTGCATTTATCTTATTAATAACATAAAAGTCTCTATTTTCTCCAAGATATTCTTGCATCTCGCATACTGCTCGTTCTAACTTAGCAGTATTTATTTCAAATAATACATCTAAGTCTTTTTGTAAGCCCTTGATTGTCTTTTTTAATCCTTCTATTTCTTTTTGTAATTTATCTATATCATTCATACTATCACCGTCATAATTGTTATAATGGTCGCTATGTTCACGATATTTACCATCATTAATATCTTATTTGATTTTGCTATCATAGCCAGCAATTCTTCTAATAACTCATTCGTCTTATCCATCATCATAATGAACACTAATCCTCATATTCAAGCATTTTTCCATTATCATTAATGCCTTGTTCAACATCAATAATAATAGCATGACGCTTCAAGTTATTCATCATTTGAAATATCTCCTTTATTTCTTGCATGGTAATATCCCATGTTTCTTCTGTATCATACGATACCTTAACTGTTACAAATTTAGTTTTCATGTTTAATCCTCCTGTAAATCTTTCTTCCTTTAGAGGTTTTAATAGGCTCAACATATTTTTGTCTATTCAAATACCAACCAATAGCGGCATTATCACAAACAAATGTTGTTCCTCTTGTTTCAATTAGTTTTTCTTTTATTGACATAGCGAAAAATTCTTCGCCAATATCAAGGGATAAAACTAATTCATCTATCCATCTTTTAATGTGTGTGTTCATTCTTTTTCCTCCATATAATATTTATTTGAACGACTTGTTAATGGAATCCAAACAAAAGGAAGAACCTTATGAAAGAATGCCTTTTCTATTAAGTGTTCTCTAATACCTCTTGGTGGATATGTCGTTTTCCAATTATCTATGTTAAAACATTCTTTACAATGTTTTCCTGTCCTTTCTAAAGTAAAGGCTTTTCCACATTCGACGCAATTTCCTTTTTCACTCATTCTTCTTCACTCCAATTAGCATCAACAAGCCCTGTTCTTGATTCTTGAATCCAACAGAAGTGAACCCTTTTATCCATTAAATCCAATAACTTTTCAGCCTCAATTCTTGCTTCTTCGGCACATCTTTTACAATGGTATTTGCCTTCAAATTCCGGCCTACATCTTAGTGGTGTTTTACATTTCATATTTCCATCTCCTTCGCCTTAAACGCTGCTAATCTAATAGCCTCTCTTGCACTTGCTGTTATAGAAGCCGCTAAATTAACATTAGCCCAACCAAATCCTTGAAAGGCAATAATTCCGTAAAATGAAGCCATTAAACGCTTTACTGCCATTTGATTATTATGCCATTTTTGATACTCGCCACTATCATTAGAGGCTTTCATTCTTTTCTTATAGTCGTTTCTTAACTCTTTAAGTTCTAATACTGCTCTTGGCAATAAACCTAATTCATCTGTTTTAAAATACAACATATGTTTCATTTTAACAGGGCTAAAATCTCTTGGTGTTAGAATATTAACTGCAAATTCTGTTGGTTCTTCACTAATAGTTTCCCAACTTATATTGCGAGCAATCATCATAGAAGGATATAGACCTGCAAAATCAAAAGCCGCAACATTAAGATGTAATCCTTGAGTTTGTTCACTTAATGGGTCATAAATCATAGCCCCTTCATAAGTTTCTCTTTTCTCTACCTTACTTCCTGTCTTACATTTCCACCAAGCATTTCTCATAAAGTAAATACTTCCCATATGAGAAGCATAGAAACAAGCATCAAATGGTGCTTTTAGTAATCTTTGTAGTGATAGTATTGCTTCACTACAATAATTCATTTCATCTATCTCGACTATCAACTTTACATCTTGTATAGCATAGTCAAGATAAGTTTGAGTATCTTCTAACCAAGCCCTGCGATAAAATTCATTTGTATCGGGAAACTTCTCCGAGACAAGTTTCTTCTTGTTTAGAACTGTTTCACCAATATAATCAAGAGACAAAGAAGGTAATGTTCCTCTTTGTGAATCATTCCATTGTCTTTCAAATGCTAAATCTAAAGATAAAGTAATTCTTCCATTAATAGGTTGTTCAATAGGGCTAAAACCCTTTTCACCATATGCAAAGGAAAAACTATCTTTCTTTTTCTTAATACCTTTAATATGTCCTGTTGGCGACATTATTTGTGGATTAAGACCAAGAGCGCAGGTTCTTTCTAATAACTTAGGAATATCTGCAAAATGACCGAACCATGCAATTAACATATCGGGGTCTTTTACAACCATAGTTGTCATAAAGTTTTCAAGCATTTCTTTTTCAGTATTAAAAACCGACACATGTTGAACTTTATCGGTGGACATTTTAAACCCGTCATATGGTTCTTGATTAGGAAACCACACCCATTGAAAGTATTCCTTATCGTAATTATCATACACTACAATAGTAGTAATCTCATCATGGTGTTCTCCGCCTTGTTGCCATTCC